TGTATGTGCAGAGCTGGGTCTATCTGCTTCTCCTTCTTTGGATAAACTTAGGAAGGCCACAATTAACTGGATTCTTCAACCTTTAAAAGGTAATGGAACCGACAGATATTTAGACAGAAAATTTTGGGCTGATTCTAGTGATCGCCTAATGTATGAAGGCAAAGCACCAGAGCTTTCTGACACCAAGGCAGCTAGGATGCCAGCTTTTTTTGAACATGCCAATACAAACTTACCAAAGTACGCTTAACTGGGGCGACCTACAGCGTTTTCTTAATGACCTTGAAGATCAGTTTCCTGACAAATTCCCTGACCATACTCTTTCCGATAAGGAGATCGCCTATAGAGCAGGTCAAATATCTATTATAAGATTACTTAAACAACAACTTTCAGATAAATAATTATGTGCGGCTCACTTATTAGTTCGATCTTTGGTGGTAACAGATCACAACCCACTCCACCTACCCCTGCTCCACCTACTCCACCCCCAGCACCTCAGATGATTCAACGTGCCCCAGTTGAACCACCAGCTACACCAACACCTGCACCTATGGGTGAAGATGAGACTAAGCGTAAGGCTAAGATCACTTCTAAAAAGGTACAGAAGAAAGCAAGATCAGCAGGTACTTCACAACTAGCTACTAAGAAACCAACATCAGGTGGGCTTTCAGGAATCAACACACCTCAAGGTGTTAATACAGGAGCTGGTGCAGGTACTGGTACTACTACTACTAAGAAGACAACCTAATGAAATACGCACGGAACGAATACGAAAAATTATCTAGGGACCGTGAACAATTTCTAAATATTGCATACGACTGTGCAGAATTAACAATACCTACACTGTTAATGAGAGATGACAAGTCTCCTTATGCACAGTTCAGAACGCCTTGGCAATCAGTAGGGGCTAAAGGAGTAGTCACATTGAGTTCAAAACTTATGTTAGGATTGCTCCCTCCCTCTACAAGTTTCTTTAAACTACAATTAGATGACTCTAAGTTAGGAATTGAGATACCGCCAGAGGCAAAGAGTGAGATGGATCTTAGTTTCGCTAAGATTGAACGAATGATTATGGAAGCTATTGCAGCATCTACGGATCGTGTTCAAATATTCTCAGCAATAAAACACCTTGTAGTGACAGGTAATGCCCTATTATATATGGGTAAAGAAGGTATAAAAATGTACCCTCTTAATCGTTACGTGGTGGAAAGAGATGGTAACGGTAACGTCATTAAGATAATTACAAAAGAAAAGATTAGTAAAGATTTACTACCACTCTTGGATATTAAACAGGTAGTAAACGATGATGGATCAGACTCAGATAAAGATGTAGATGTCTATACTTGTATCAAACTCACACCGAAAGGTTGGATATGGTATCAAGAAGTGCATGATATATTAGTACCTGATAGTCAAGGTAAAGCTCCTAAAGATAAAAGTCCTTTCCTTCCTCTACGTTTTGTAACTGTAGATGGTGAGGATTATGGACGTTCAAGAGTAGAAGAGTTTCTTGGTGATCTTAAATCATTAGAAGCATTGATGCAAGCGTTGGTTGAAGGATCAGCTGCAGCAGCAAAAGTGATCTTCACTGTATCCCCTAGCTCAGTGACTAAGCCACAAGCTTTAGCACAAGCAGGTAATGGAGCTATTATACAAGGCAGACCAGATGATGTAGGTGTAGTTCAAGTAGGTAAAACTGCTGACTTCCGTACAGCATTTGAATTAGTTAATGTATTAGAGAAGAGATTATCAGAAGCTTTCCTTATTCTCAATGTGAGACAGTCAGAAAGAACTACTGCAGAAGAAGTTCGTATGACTCAAATGGAGTTAGAGCAACAGTTGGGTGGACTATTTAGTTTACTTACAACTGAATTTTTAATACCATATCTTAATAGAAAAATGCATACTCTACAAAGGAGTAAGCAGATCCCTACTGTACCTAAGAACCTAGTCAAACCTACTATTGTAGCAGGTATAAATGCACTAGGACGTGGACAGGATAGGGATGCATTGGTTCAGTTTGTAACTACCATTGCACAGACTATGGGACCAGAAGCATTACAAAGATTTATAAATCCAGATGAAGCTATCAAACGATTAGCTGCAGCTCAAGGTATTGATGTACTCAATCTTGTTAAAAGCATGGAAGAGTTACAACAAGAACAACAACAAGCTGAAGCTACACAGATGCAAGCTGAACTTGTTAAGCAAGCTGGACAATTTGCTAGTGCTCCTGCAATGGACCCTTCAAAAAACCCTCAAGCTATACCAGCAATGGAAGCAATGGCTGGAGCTATGCAGGGTGAACAACCACAACCTCAAGAGTAAGCACCTATGGGAGAAACAATTACATATGATGCCGCCACTGATACAGTGACGACTGAAGATAATCTCAGCCAAGAAGAGCAGGATTCCCTGCAAGTTGGTGAGAAGATGATAGCAGACCAAGAAGGTCTGCTTGCTGGTAAGTACAAATCACCAAAAGATTTAGAGAAAGCTTACCTTGAACTTCAAAAGAAACAAGGTGAGGAATCTGGTCTAGGTAAACTAGATAAAGAACCAACAGAAGAAGTTACTGAAGAAACACCTCAGTTTACTCAAGAAGATTTCTATTCTGAAGATGGTAGTGTCAATTATGAGACTGCTAATGAAGTATATGGAGAACAGATTAGTAAACAGTTTCAAGATAATGGTATAGATCCATTTAAAATGAATGAGTATTTCGTTGAGAACAACGGGACACTTACTGATGAGATGTACACTGATCTCAGTAAAGCTGGTTTTAACAAATCTATGGTTGATTCATACCTTGAAGGTGTGCGTAACCAAGTAGGTATGGAGCAAGCTCAAGTTGAAGAAGCTCCTATATTATCAGATGCAGAGGTAGCAGAAGTACACAACATCGCTGGTGGAAAGAATGGTTACGAACAATTAATGGCATGGGCTAGTGAGAATATATCGGATGCTGACGCTAAAAACTTTGATGAAGTTATTGAAACAGGAAACAAAGCAGCAGTCACCTTTGCAGTAAAAGCACTTATGGGACAGTACGAAGATGCAGTTGGACGTGACTCTAATCTGGTAACAGGTAGAAAGTCTGCTCCACAAGATGTTTACAAGAGCATGGCTCAAGTTGTATCAGATATGAGTGACCCTCGTTACGATAAGGATGAAGCTTTCCGTGATGATGTCCAAGAAAAACTAGCACGATCTAACCTTAAGGTCTGATGGCATTATTTCAAGACCGTGTGGTATCACCTGACCCATTTATATGGGTGAAAGATAAGGCACTTCCTCGTGGATTTTGTGAGGAATGTATAGAGAAATTCCTGGTAGATGAAAACAGGTATGACGGTATAAGTGGTAACCAAGGTCAAGTCCAATCAATTAAAAAATCAAAAGATTTAGCTATCAGTAGTAATAACAACTGGTTGAATGAGAATGAAATGTTTTTTAAAGTATTACATTCTAGTCTTTCAGAATACATTGATCACATCCAATCTCATTATGCATTAAAATGTTATGATGATAATGAGATGTATGATTGGGCAGACTTCACTCCCTTGTTGGGAGATATAAGTGACAAGGGTTATCAAATACAGGAGACAAGACCTTCTCAATTCTATGACTGGCATGATGACATGATGGTTCATTGGAATGAAAGTAAGGAACGTACTCTTACATTCATATGGTATCTTAATGATATATATGATGGAGGGTGTACGGAATTTATGAATGGTTTTTCAGTACCTCCTCGTGCAGGTAGGATGGTAATCTTCCCTTCTACTTGGACATATATGCACAGAGGTGCTAGGTTGTTAGGTAAAAATAACAAGTATATATGTACTGGTTGGGTGTGCCGCTATTATGCGGATAATCCACTGCCACCAGAGGATACATTACAACCAGAAATTATAGAAGAGACTGATGAGATAGATGGTCTTCTAGAATTTGAACCTGCAGAATTAACATTAGATGAAAGTATTTTACCAACATGAAAATTTTATTAGTATCATTATTATTAACAGCACCAGTACTAGCTCACCCTGAGTTACACATACATGACCATGACCACGAAGAAACACTTGAACAGGTGGTTATTCACAACGAATAATTGTGGTTCCACCTTAATGTCTGCTTTATTATGTCGTACAATCAAGACATATATAGAGCCTCGTACTCTAGATCACGTAGTGTCTGGTAGTTGTGTCGAGACTTGGTGTGGACATCATAACCTTGCCCCTAAAGTTAGGGGTCCAAAGGTGTTTTTATATAGACGATTACCTTGCCAGATAGGTGGCTGGATGCAGATGATGTTAAAGGATAATCTTATGGAGTCTTCTGAGCAATGGGTAGATAACCTTAAGATGATGCTGACTGTTAAAAACATTTTGTTTATAGAAGCAAACGATTTCTTCAATGATGTACGTGGCACTATGGATAAGGTGAGTGAACATTATCACATACCAGAAATAAAAGATTTAGGTTGGGCTAATCATAATGTAAAGACGTTAGGCTTACAAGAAGTACGTCATTCACCAGTGACTTTACCTCCAGCTCCTGATTTCATAGGAGATTTTACTGCTAAAGATGGTATAATAGACCCAGACGAGGCTATGACTATACCACAAATAGCAAACATCGTGGATAAATTACGGGACAAACACCCACATCTCAGGGCTTACATGTGATTAAAATAATTGATAATCTACTACCTCACCAGCAATGGCAAGAGTTACATGATTACTTTCTAATCCATGACTGTCCTTGGGTATATCGTGATTGTATGGTTTGTAAAGATGAGAAGAATACTCACTTTCAATTCGTACAAGCTATGTTCCTTGGTAGTGGGGTTGGGCCAATACGCTTTGATGAGAAACGTGTATCAGTAATCCAACCAATACTAGCAAGATTGAATATTGATTTCTTGTTAAGAGCTAAAGTTAATATGACTACTCGAACACATGAACCATTTCAATCTGACTTCCACTGTGATACAACTCAGAATAATCTTACTGCTATTTACTATGTGAATACATGTAATGGTAAGACACGGTTTGAAAATCCAGACATAGAAGATGTGGATAGCATAGCTAATAGAGTAATCATCTTTAATGCACAACAGAAACATTGCACTGTTACAGCCACTGATGTGAAAGCAAGGGTTGTAGCTAATATAAATTATTTACCAATTAGGAAAAGATCCAATGGTCTATGATCCACTGAAGAAAAGTCACGGAGCCTTTGATAAAGCTGTTAAAGATGCAGCAGGTGACGTACAAAAACTAAAGGATGCAGTTAAACTATATCCTTTTAAAAAAGCTAAGAAAAAAACCAATAGTGTAAATGCGTAGTGATACGTGGCGACCTGACAGTTCATCCTCGCCTCGGTTCACTTACAATTTTAATAATGAACGATACAGAAGTAATCGCTCTTCAACCCCCTATTGAATATACAATGAACGAGAACGCAGAAGTACAAAATGGCCGCTGGGCCATGATTGGAATCATCTCCGCATTAGGAGCTTATGCAACAACAGGTCAAATTATCCCAGGAATTTTTTAAATGAAAAAAATCTTCGCTGTAACAGCAGCATCACTATTATCTACTCCTGCATTTGCTGGAGTTTATTTGAACACAGAAGTCAACAATGGCTACACTGGTTCTGATTATGACGGAAGAACTGTAGACCTACACGTAGGTTACGAAGGTTCTGCCAGTAAGTTTGACTACTACATTCAAGGCGGTCCTGCTTTCACAGCAGTTGCTGATGTAGATGGTACAGACACAGTATTCTCTGGTAAAGTTGGTGGTACATTTAACGTATCACAGAAACTTGGTATCTACGGAGAACTATCTGGTATTACAAATGAAGATACCGACAACTCTTATGGTTCTAAACTAGGACTTAAATATTCTTTTTAATTAAATGACTACAGCCACACTAACAAAACCCAACAGTAACTGGGATAGTTTATGTGACTGGGTTACGAGCACAGACAACCGCCTCTACGTGGGGTG